CGGACGCCGACGAGATCGACGACGAGGTGTTCAACTACTACGCCGAGCCCCTGGCCTATGGGGCTCGAGCCCGGCTCTACGAGACCGCCGGCCAGCCCTACTACGACCCGGCCAGCGCGCCGTTCTGCTGGCAGAAATTCTACGCCGGCGTCAGCGAGGCCAAGGCGCGGCGGATGCGCGAGCACACGCGGGCTGTGCAGACCGTCCAGCTGAGGCCCTGGGTATGAGCACGGCGCGCATCAAGCTGGTGGTCGGTGACACCCGCCCGCAGATTTATGTCCAGCTGAAACAGCCGGGCAATCCGACCGACATCCCGCTCGACGTCTCGACCGCGCAGACCGTGCGCATGAAGGTCAAGCCGTGGGGCGAGGACGGGGTGCTGTTCACCATGGACGGCGAGCCGCAACCGGGGACCTTGGAGGCCGACCTGCAGACGCCGGACCTGTCGCAGTACCCGATCAAGGGCAGCGGCGGCCGCGTGATGTTCCCCTTCCTGCAGGGGCAGCTGGACATTGCGCCCGGCCGCTACCGCGGCGAGATCGAGGTCACCTACGGCCCCAACAACATCTTCACCGCCTTCGCGCCGTTGGAGTTTGAACTGCGTGAGGACTTCTGATGTCGGACCGCGGGAGCGTCATCACCGCGGTCCCTGACGTCGCGCTGAAGTGGGACGCCTGGGTCGACTACAAAGCCCCGCCGCGCCATCAGGACATGGTGGTGGTCTACGACGACTTCGTCACCACCGTCACCCATCAGACGGTGTCGAACGAGGTGGTGTTCTCCTCGGACGCGGTGTCGTTCTCCACCGGCTTCACGCGCTCGCCCACCGACGGCGTCACCATGGGTGAGGCGCTCTCGTCAACGACCGCCTTCAACCGCGCGATGCCCGACACCGTCACCGCCCTCGACAGCGTGAACATGCAGCTGGGGACCACCGGCAACGCCAACTACTCTGACAGCGTGGCGGCCACCGACCTGTTCGGCGCGGGGCTTAGCATGGTGCGCGGCCTCGCCGACGGCATGGTGACCAGCGACCAAATCTTCTGGGCGTCGACGTTCTCGCTGAACCTCGCCGACAGCGCGACCATGTTCGAGGCGAGCGAGCGCGATCCCTACTGGCCGCTCGTCGAGGCGCTGTTCCACGCCGACGGGGCGCAGGGGGTCTACAACACCACCTTCATCGACAGCAGTCCGTCTGCGAGGGCCGTGGCGATCGGCGGGCAGCTGCCGTTCCAGGGCACCGTGTCGCCCTATGCGTCGACCAATACGTCGGGGTCGATGGTCTACGGCAGCGGCTCGGCGTGGTTCGGTGCGGTCGGCACGGACTGGCTTTACTGTAACCAGAGCGACGACTTCCACTTCCCGCCCGGCACTGACTTCACCATCGAGCTCTGGTGCATGATCACCCAGAACTCACCGCCGGACTTCAATGGTGATCTGACGGGCTGCATCCTGTCGACGTTCCCGCAGACGGGTCAGACTGCAGGCTGGACCCTTAACGCCCAGGGGAGCGGAGGCCCGAACGGCCCGACAGGAACGGGCTCGTTCTACATGGAAATTCTGGCGGGCAGCGGCGCTTACGAGGTGGTCGTCGCGCCTCCACCTGCTGGCGGGTGGCCCCAGAATACGTGGCATCACATCGCGGTCTGCCGCGTCGGGACGGTGACCACGATCTACGTCAACGGGGTGAACCGGAACTCCTACACTCTGGCCGATCAGGACCTCGTGGCGACGGGTCCGCTGGTGATCGGCCAGTCCTATGCGAGCGGCATCAGTCGCATCTTCAAAGGGTTCATCGCCGACGTCCGCATCATGAAGGGGGTGGCCGCCTACACCGCCAACTTCACGCCTCCGGTGTCGAGGGTTGACGGCTCGACAGCGGCGACCAAGCTCAAGATGGACTTCACCAAGGCGAATATCTTCGACCAGTCCCGGCACCACGACGTCCACATCGACGGCGTGATCCTCTACACGGGCACCGGGGTGTTCGGTCAGTCGTCGATGTCCTTCGACAGCGGCAACCGCAACATCCAGACGCCGTTCTTCCTGGCCGACCGCGTGGCCCCGATGGGGCAGGACTTCACCGCCGAGTGCTGGTTCTGGCACTCGGGCGCGACAGCGATCGTCGACGGGGACGGCAACCGCAACGCGGTCATCCTGAGCACATGGCCGAATGGCGGCCCGGTCACCGGGTGGATCGTCGGCATCCTCGGTGACCCCAACACCACCAACAACCCGATGTTCGCCCAAATCTGGAACAACGGGGTAGGCTATGGGATAGCTGGCCCGGCGAGCGTCGCTAAAAATGTCTGGCACCATGTCGCGCTGAGTAAGATCGGCCAGACGATGTACCTTCATCTGGACGGGCTGCTGCAGAATAGTGGCCCTGCGCCTGCGTTTATTCCGCCTGCTACGCCGAACGCCTTCAGCCCATTGCTGGTGGGCATGACGCCGTACCCCAATTACTTGCGGCCGTTCTACGGGTACGTCGACGAGGTGCGCTACACCATCGGCGTCGGGCGCTACGGCAACGCCAACTACACCCGCCCAACGGCCCCGTTCCCGCACGGCGCGGTCCCGGCCTACACGAACAGGTTTGCGCGGCTGAGCAACGACAGCGTGAGCGCGGTTGATGCGCCGCAGGTCGGCCCGCCGCCGCGCACCTTTACGATCAGCCCGGCGGTCGGTGGCAAGACCACGTGGAACCTCGCCACTGACGGCCCGCTGAACCTGACCTCGGCCGGGGTGTGGACGATCGTTCCGACCGTGACCTTCGTCGTCCACGCGAAAGCCTGGGGCGCATCCGGCGCATCCGGGGACCTTGGGGGGTGTTGGTCCCCAGGGGCAGGCGCGATCACCGGCGACGTGACGTTGACCGGCGGCCAGTCCTACACGCTGACGGTCGGCAGCGGCGGCAAGTACAACACCACCACCGCGGGGATCGGCGGCGGCGGTTACTCGGTGTTCGGCGGGTCGGCTAACGGTGGTGGTGGGGGCGGCTACTGCGGGATCACGCTCGGCGCGACAGACATCTTCATCGCTGGCGCGAGCGGTGGTGCAGGCTACGGCGGCCAAGGCGGGGTGGGCGGCGGACCCAACGGTGGCGATGGTCAGGACTACGCCTCGAACGGCTCGAACGGGCGCGGCGGTTCGCCGACAGCGGGCGGAGGTCCGGGAAGCAGCAACACCGGCTCCACAAACCCGACAGCCGGCGCGGCGCGTCAAGGCGGCCACGCTGGCGGTTCCTACGTGGGCGGCGGTGGCGGCTCAGGGCATTTCGGTGGCGGCGGCGGCGGTTACCTAAGCGGCGCACCGGGTGCGGGCGGCGGCGGTGGCGGCTCGTCCTACGCCGACCCGACGGCCTGCCCGGCTCCCAGCCACTTCGCCGGGTCGGCTGCGGCCCCGTACAACCCAGGCAATTCCGGCGATGCGAACTGGAACGGCACGGCGGGTAAGGGCGTGGCGGTCACCGTCACAAACGGCGCGGACGCCCAGCTGCGGCTGGCCTAGACCTGCTCATGTTGCACCCCACCCCCCCAACAGGTAGCGTCCCACCGCGACGCGGGAGCCCAGCCGATGCTTGACGAACTCCTCACGATCACTGGCCGCGTGACGCTGGAACTGCTCGACGAGTACGGTCGCCTCAAGGACTTCCGCGAGATCGACAACCTCGTCACCACCGTCGGCAAGGGCCTGATCGCCAACCGGATGCTGGTGACCCCGACCATCGGTGCGATCTCCCACCTGGGGGTCGGCACCGGGGCGACGGCTCCGGCCGTGGGCGACACCACCATGGTCGCCGAAATCTGGCGCAAGGCGCTGGTCTCCGCGACGGTCGCCGGCGCGGTCATGACCTACACCGGACAGTTCGCACCCGGCGAAGGGACCGGCGCGCTGCAGGAGGCGGGCCTGTTCAACGCGTCCGCGGCCGGGACCATGCTGGCGCGCACCACCTACGCCGTCATCAACAAGGCCAGCGGCGACACGCTGAACGTCACGTGGACCGTGACGATCGCCTAGAGCGGGACACGTCATGCAACCGGGTTCGGACATCGTCGACGGCATGGAGGTGACCGGCCGGCTGCGGCTGGAACTGTTCGACGAACACGGTCAGCTGAAGGACGTGCGCGAGGTCGACAACCTCGTCACCAGCTGGGGCAAGATCGCCATCGCCTCGGTGTTCATCAATCCGCCCGTGTATGGCGTGATGGCGTACATGGCTGTCGGGACCGGCGCGACGGCTCCAGCCGTCAGCGACGTCTTGCTGGTTGCCGAGGTTGGACGTGTTCCGCTGACCGGTAACAGCGGCGTGGCGTCCGGTGCGACGATCCAATATAGCGCCACATTCCCAGCGGGCACCGGCACCGGGGCGCTGCAGGAGGCCGGGATTTTCCCGGGTGCAAGTGGCGGCAACACGCAGAACCGCTCCACCTTCGCCACCATCAACAAGCTCGCCGGCGACACCCTGAACATCGTTTGGACTACGACGATCGGCTAGGAGCCCGGCATGTCCCTCGACATCACCCTGACCGGAAAGCTGAGGCTCCTGCTCACCGACGAGCATGGCCGGGTGAAGGCTGACGTCGAGACCGAGAACGCCTTCCTGAACCAAGGCAAGGCCGTCGTCGCAAACATTATGCAGCTGACCCCGACGCAGCCTCGCCCCAGCCACATGGCGATCGGCGTCCAGAGCAGCGTTCCGCCGGACCCGACCAATGTCACCCTGCAGCAGGAGATCGCGCGGGTCGCGTTGCTTAGTCAGCAAGTGACCGGCGGGACTGCGGTCCTCACCTACAACGCCAGCTTCGGACCCGGCGTCGGCACCGGCGCGATCCAAGAGGCGGGCCTTTACGGGAACCCGGCTGCGAACGGGTCGCCCGCCTTCACGCGCGCCACCTTCGCCGTCATCAACAAGGCCGCCGCCGACACCCTCGCCATCACCTGGACCGTGACGGTCGGATGAGCGTTCGGGTGACCGGGAAGCTGACGCTGCAGCTGATCCATGAGGACGGCTCGGAGGAGGTGTTCGAGGCCACGAACCTCGTCCACACCCAGGGCAAGGGTCATATCACCTATCGACAGGCGGCAAGTCCGATAGCCGGGCCGATCAATTACATGGCGGTCGGCACCGGCAACACGCCTCCGGCCCTGACGGATGCTGCGCTGGTGGCGGAGGTCGCGCGTGTCACCGCTTCGTCCGTTACAGTCGTCGGGAATGTGTGGACCATGACTGCGACGTTCCCGCCCGGGGTCGGCACCGGCGCGCTGCAGGAGGCGGGCATCTACGACACCGGCAACCCCGCTGCGACCACGGCAATGGCGCGAGCGACGTTTGCCGTGGCCAATAAGGGCGCAGGGGATACACTGAACATCAGCTGGACTGTGACGATAGGGTAGGCGATGCCAGGACCCCTGTTCTCCAACAACGCGTCCGGCACCCTGGCGGGCAACTACACCGCCGCGGCGACCGTGATCAGCTTGAACACCGGGCAGGGCGCACCCTTCCCGTCGCCGAACAGCGGCGACTGGTTCATGGCGACCATCACCAACGCCGCGAACGCGATCGAGATCGTCAGGGTGAACCAGCGGTCCATCGACACATTCACCGTGGTCCGAGGGCAGGAGGGCACCGCGGCGCGGGCGCTGGCGCTCGGCGACAAGATCGAGAACCGCCTGACCGCCGGCGACCTGATGGCGTTGCGGAACACCCCGATCGACCCCTCGACCCTGCCGGTCAACTCCATCGACGCCAAGGTGCTGATCCCGCTGTCGATCACCCAAGGCAAGATTTTCGACGGCGCGATCGTCACGTCCAAGCTGATCGACGGCGCGGTCACGCCCGCCAAGCTGGCGGTGGGTGCGGCGCTTGCGAACCTGGGCTACGCGCCGGTCCACCAGGGCGGCGGTGTAGGCCAGCTGACCGACAACATCTTCCTGGGCTGGACCAACGCGGGGAAGCTGGCGCTGACGGTCGACGCTACGGACCTCGGCTACATCCTCAGTGAACGGCAGGACGGCAGCACGGGCTCGGCCGGCTACCGCGGCATGCCGCCCAACTACGAGGACAACAACTACGTCCTCGGGATTTCCGACGTGGGTCGGACCGTGGTCCACTCCAGCGGACTGCACACCTACACGCTGCCCGCCGACACCACGGCGATCGACCCCGGCGGCCTCATCCAAGTCCTCAACCGGGTCGGCGCGGGCGCGGTCACCCTTGCCGCCGGAGCCGGCGCACAGCTGGTCTGGCTTCCGCTCGGCACGACCGGCGCACGCACCCTGAACGCGCCCGGCGTCGCCACCGTGCAGAAGGCCGACGCGGGCATCTGGTACGTCTACGGCGCGGGGCTGTCGTGACCGGCGCGGCGATGGCCGCAGCTGGGGCGTCTTCGGTCACCTCGCAGTCGGTGGTCGCGATGACGGTGGTTGTCGCGCCGAACCCCTGCACCGGCACCTACAACTCGAGCGTCGGCGACTACGTGGTTACCAGCCAAGCCGTCGCCAACGTGACCGGCGGCACCCCGCCCTACCGCTATCAGTGGTCGTACGTCTCGGGGTTCAGCGGCTATGGCGTGACCGACCTCACCCAGCGGCAGGTCAGCTGGTCGCAGAACGGACCCAACGACCACATCACCACCTTCATGGTCACGGTCACCGACGCGCAGAACAAGATCGCCGCCGCCCAGGTCACCGTCCACTTCAACCCGGGCGGGGGTGACCTCGCGGGTGGGGGCGGCAGCGGTGGCGGCGGCGCAGCGCCGAGCGTCACCATCGCGCCCAATCCCTGCGTGGGCTACTACGATAGCCGGGTCGGCGACTACGTCATCACGCAGCATGCGGTCGCCACCCCCAGCGGCGGGACACCGCCCTACCGCTACCAGTGGGACTACGTCTCGGGCTTCACCCTCTACGGCGTGACCGACCGCACCGCGTCCGAAATCTGGTGGTCGCAGAATGGCCCGAACGACCACGTCACCACCTTCATGGTCACGGTCACCGACGCCGCCAACAAGGTCGGCACAGCCCAGGTCACCGTCCACTTCAACCCGGGCGGCCTCGATGCCGCCAGTGGCGGCGGGGGCGGCGGCGGGGGCACCCCAGGTCCGGCCCCGACCGTCACGGTGACCCCGCCGACGATCACCTCCCACAAGCCGGGCGGCGGCACGTCGACGTTCACCTTCTCCTCGACCGTCAGCGGCGGGACGGGGCCGTACCAGTACTCGTGGGATGAGGGCGATGGGTCCCGCACCGGGCCGACGGTCACCTTCTCCAAGCACGCCCCGGCCGACGACGAGACCGACGGCATCGTCACCCTGACTGTCAGAGATGCGACAGGCGCGGTAGGAACAGCCACCGGGCAATGGTTTGCCCTGGGCTTCTAACGGAGGAGACCACCATGGATTTCGAGAAGGCCCTCAAGAAGATCGAAGGCGCATCCTCGGTCGGCGGCCAGCTGATCGCGGTTCGTGGCGGCAAGCACATCCTCGTGGGCAAGCAGGTCCAGGGCGTGCTGATCGTCGAGGACAACGACGAGGCCCGCGCTGTCGCCGCCGAGGCCGGCATCAAGGTCGAGGCCGGGGGCGACGAGGACGATGACGACGACAAGCCGGCGCTGCCGAGCCCGCTCCCGCCGGCCGGCTCTGAGCCGAAGACCCATCAGGTCCACCTCGACGACAAGGTCGAGACCAAGGACAAGGTCGGCCGGAGGTAGACCATGGCTGCCATCCGCCTCCTGGCCTTCGACGGCCTGATGCCGCGGATGTCGCCTACGCTGCTCGACCAGACGATGGCGCAGGTGGCGTCCAACGTGAAGCTCTACAGTAAGGAGCTTCGCTTTTGGCGTGGGCCGGTGCTGACCCACTCGCCGCCGCAGCAGAACTACCAGACGCTCTATCGGCTGTTCGACAACCTCGGCGGCAGCGTCTTCCTGCTGTGGCTGACTGAGGTGGATGTGGCTCCCAGCCCGGTGGCCGACACCGGCGAGAGCCGCATCTACTACACCGGCGACGGGCCGCCGAAGAAGACCAACATGGCCATGGCGACCAGCGGGCCTGAGCCCTACCCGACGGCCGGCGCTGGCGGCTCGATGCCGATGGGCGTGCCTGCGCCGACCGTGGCCCCGGTCCTGGCGGTGACCACTCACGGCACCGGCACGATGGAGACGCGCAGCTACGTCTACACCTGGGTGTCGACCTTCGGGGCGGTCAAGGCCGAGAGCGCCCCGTCGCCGCCCGCGTCGATCGACGTCGAGCCGGACGGGTCCACGGTTACGGTCACGATCCCCGCCACCCCGCCGGACCCGGCCTACAATATCCACTCGTGGCGCGTTTACCGCACGGTGGTCGGCGCGACCACGGTCGGCTTCGAGTTCGTCGCGGAGGTGGTGATCGCCCAGAAGGTCTACGCCGATGCCGTGCCTATCGGCTTGCTGGGCGAGGTGATCGGCACGATCGGCTGGGTCCCGCCGCCGGACGCGTTGCTCGGGCTGGTCGGACTTCCCGGTGGAGCCCTAGCGGGGTTTGTCGGCAACACGGTCTACTTCTCCGAGCCGTACTTCCCCCACGCGTGGCCGCTGAAGTACGGCATCACCATCCCCGCCTTGCGCGTGGTCGGCCTCGCCACGTCGGGGTCGGACGTGGTGGTGATGACCGACACCCAGCCGTACATCATCCACGGCGGCGACCCCGGCAACATGTACGTCGAGAAGGTCCCGCTGATGGAGCCGTGCGTCGCCAAGCGCACGATCGCCTCCGACGAGGACGGCGTGGTCTACGCCAGCCCCAACGGGCTGATCTCGATCTCGCCGGCCGGACGCGGCGTGGTCACCACCAACCTGTTCACCGCCGACGAGTGGCGGCCGCTGGTCCCGCAGACCATGAAGGCGGCGGTCATGCAGGGGCGCTACTTCGGGGTGTTCCCCAACGAGGACCCGACGCGCGCCCTATTGCTGAGCCGCACCGACCCGCCGGCGCTCAGCTACATGAACCTGCCCGCCACCGCGCTGCACGTCGACGCCCGCAACGGGGTCATGTTCTACATCCACGACAGTTCCATCGCGGCGAACTTCGGCAAGATTTTCCAGCTGGACGCCGACGAGGTGACCCCGCTGAACTACACATGGCGGTCCAAGCGGTTCTTCACCGAGAAGGCGGTGACGTTCAGCCTCATGCGTCTCGACGCCGACTACAGTCAGGTGGAGGACGAGGCGGCGAACTTGGCGCAGGCCCAGATCGTCAACGACCACAACGCTGCCGCCTATCCGAACCCGCTGCAGGGCGCGTTCAACGAGGTGCCGCTCAACACCTGGGAGATCAACGGCAGCACGCTGTGGAACCCGCCGCACGCCGGGAGCGCACGCAGCGTGCAGGTGGTGATCCACGGCGATGGCGAGGAGGCCGTGATCAACCTGCAGCCGACGAGCCTGAACCCCATCCGCGTGCCGCCCTTCAAGTGCCGCGAGCTTGAGTTCGTGATCATGGGCAACATCAACGTCCGTTCCCTCCACTTCGCGACGACGATGGAGGAGCTTCTCGCCTCATGATCGTGGCGCTTCCCGACGTCCCGACCCTGCAGAACCCGGGCCTCTACGAGCTTCTGCTGGCCATGCGGAAGCAGATGGTGGACATCGGCACGCAGATCGACGCCGGTGCGACTGGCGGGACGGGGACTGGCGGCAGCGATGTGCCTGGACCCCGCGGCCCCGCAGGGCCTGCAGGACCGACCGGCGCGACCGGGCCTGCCGGACCTACCGGCGCGACCGGCGCGCTGGGTCCACAAGGCCCTCCGGGGCCGCAAGGGCCACCTGGGACCGGAGGGACGGGTAGCGGCTCGCGCGACCCCAAGAGCTTCGTGCTTGACTACAGCGGTGTGGGTGACGGCGGGACGCCCAACGACGCCGCATTCACCGCCTACCTCAACGACGTCGCGACCAAGAACGTCTACATCGCGCCCGGCGACTACGTCACCTCGTTCGACAAGTCCGCGCTGACCAAGCACCTAGAGGGGCGCGGCGTCATCCTCGCCTCGACCACGGCGGCGGTGCCGGCGAAGTTCGGCTACATGGCCGCCAAGCCCTCGACCTGGGCGGTGCAGGGCGACCTGGGCTGGTTCCGCGGCGACCAGTGGTTCACCGATGGCGGCGAGTGGAAGGTGATCGGCGCGGGCGTCCGCACCTACGACCTGACCCAGCGGTACTTTGAGAGCAACACCATCCCGCACCACCACTGGCTGGACGTGGAGAGCGGCAACTCGGGCATCGCTGGCTACTGCACCGGCGGCGGCGCGGCGAACTACGTCTTCATGGACGCCGTCGGCTCGCAGGAGTGGGTCGGCAAACAGTGTTATATCCGCCAGGGGTTCGGCGGCGCGGTGCTGGCCGGGCCGCTGACCGTGCAGTCGGTCGGCGGGAGCCAAGTCTTCTTCACCGCCAACCACGGCCTGACCCTGTCGTGGAACCCGCCGGCCTCCTCGCCTAGCCTGCAGTTCGCGCCCCGGTCCTGGGCGGGTGTGCGCTACGTCCGGGTCCGCGCCCGGGCCGGCGGCGACATCTACGGCGATCTCGTCCGCGTGCAGATCGAGTACAACCCGAAGCCCACCGAGCTCAGCCACGTCTTCAACACCATGACGGGTGCGCAGTATGGTGGCTCGGTCGACTTCAAGGCCGGCACCAGTGGCACCTACTGCACAGGTTGGGAGAGCCAGTACAATGCGCTCGCGGCGGACGGCTCTCCTGATGTCTGCGTCCGCGTCCGCGTCGACAGCTTGGTGCGCGACAACGACCGCTCCGACCGCGGCGGCCGATCGTGGACCGGCAACTACCTCGCCTCCACCGGCCTACGGCCTTCTGACAGCGCCAATGTCGTGGTTGGGTTCTGGCGTCGCGCTTTCGACACCGTCGGCGCGACCCTCATGGAGGGTTCATACCTGACGGCGGCGGCCAACGCAGGGGCCACGAACATTCAGGTGAAGTGGAGCGCCGGTGCGCGCGTCGGCCACCTGATCACGGTCAAGGGTGGTTATAGCGGCACGATCGCCAGCGTCAGCGGCAACAGCATCTTCATCAGTCCTGGCCTCGACAAGGCGTACCCTGTCGACACCATCGTCGACTTCCCGGATGGCGGCGTGGCGCTGCACATGGCCGCCAACCAGTGGATCAACTTCGACGGCAAGCAGACCAACACCGGCCGCAGCGGCGACCCTTACGGCATGTTCCCCACCGGCTGGGGCAACGAGACCGGTGTCATTTGGGTGGGCGCGGAGGCGGACGGAGCGAACAACGCACTGGCCTTCTACAATGGCACGACGCGATTTCGGGTGCGCGCGTTGGGCGTGAACTGCAACGTCGACTTCCTGGGCGCGGGGACCATTCAGGCCGGGAAGGACTTGCTGACCGGGTCATCCACGACTAACCCGAACTTCGCGGGCTCCGTCGTCTTCGGCCTGGGTCTTGGCAACTACATCGCCTTCAACAACGCCACAGGGAAGTTCGAGTTCTATGTCGGAAACGCCAAGGTCTTCTCCCTCCCCTGACCAGGGGGAGATGATGCGGGAGGCGATCGAACGCCAGATCGGAATGCTTACATGTCAGGTGATCGACCTGAACGTCCGCCTGTCGGCGGCGCAGCAGGAGATGGGCAGGCAGTCACAAGCCATCGCCGAAAGAGACGCCGAAATCGTGCTGCTCAAGGCCGCCGCCCCGCAGGCGTGACCTGGGAAGTCGTGGCCGATGCGGACGCCGGCTACGCCTTCATCACCCAGCACTACGACATCGGCCGCACGCAGCAGTTCCGCGCCATCTGCCAGAAGAAGAACGGGGTGATCGTGGCCGCGGTCGGCTACGACGAGTGCAACGGCTCGAACATCTTCTGCCACATCGCCTCGGACGGGTCGAAGCGGTGGATGACCCGCTGGTATCTACACGAGATTTTCAAGTTCCCCTTCCGCACGATCGGCTGCGAACGCATCACCTTGTGGGTCGACGCGACCAACTACGCCAGCCTTAGGTTCGTGACGAACCTTGGGTTCAAGCGTGAGGCGGTGTTAGAGAGGGCGGGTCGTGAAGGCCACGACGTGATCATCTTGCGGATGTTCAGGCGGGAGTGCCGCTATGCGTGACCGCTACTACTCCAAGAAGGACGCCAAGGGCGC